TGTCATTAGACCAAGATGCCAATGGAAGAATTACCAATACAAATATCGCTGCCAATTTTCTCATGATTCCCTCAGCAAATTCATAATTTAAAGATCATATCTCGTAGAGCCTCGCCAGTCCTTACAGTCATTTCGGGCCAACTTCCATCGCACTTAAAAAAATAAGGCATTGCCTATTGCAATAAGATAAGGCAATGCCTTATTCTGATCCCACGCTAAACGAACAGCCCGGAGCCAGACATGAATTCAGCCCTCAGAAACCAGCAAGCCATGGCCAGCGCGCAAGCAGCACATGACAACGCCCTGCCGGTGGACGATCTGGATTTCCTGGACGACGACAAAACCGACTTCGACCGGGAAGAGGAAGAGGCGCTGGCAGAAACCGGAGCTGGCCGGGTTATCGAACCGGAAAAGCTGTGGGCCACCCTTCGCCGCAAGCCTGAATTCCGGGCCGTTCTGGACACCGTAATCAACGAATTGATGGACGACGAGCGTTACCAGCAGGCCCGCGACGAGCGCATGAAGCTGGACGCACAACAACGGATGGAGCCGTAAGCCATGAGAGACCTTACTACTATCGAGAAAATGACGAAAACCGCAGTGCTCGAAGCCATAGCGATATGCCAGCCGAGCGCTGCCCGCGACGCGGGCAATCCAATCGAGATGCAGTGGCGCGGCAGATGGCTGCTGGCTATCGACCTGTGTGGCGCTGGGCACCCGGTCACGCTGGCCTGCTACCGGGGCCAAACGCTGATCTCGGCGGCAATCAACCATCGCTACGGGTTGCCAACTCCGATGCCCATAAAATCCATGCTCTACCCGTCGGAGGCTGCATGAGATACGGAAACATTGTTCTCGGTTCCGCCGTTGCGATGGCTCTGCTGGCCATCCTGTGCATGGCCGGGGAAATGGACTACCAGGACGCACTGATAAGTGAGGAGCACACCTGCGCCATGGTGCGCGATGGAATCTGGCCCGCTGAGCAGGCCGAAAACTACAACTGCGCCGAGTTGGTGCAAGTGGCAGGAGTGGAGTGATGGGTAAGCGAAACGAAGGTGGGCCGGCGTTACCTGTTCCAAATGACGCAAATGTGAATGAGCAGGAAGGCATGACGCTGCGCGACTACTTTGCTGCGCACTGCCAGGAAGACGACCGGCTGGTGAAGTGCATCCGGGCAATGGATGACAGGGCGCTAGAGATGTTTGCGCTACATCCAGAATCAGAGCGCGAGGAGTGGATCACCGAAGTGGATCTGACCGATTGGCATGGGCTGCCGAACGAGGTCGCCAAGGTGACGCGCAGGCTGGAGCTGGAGGCCAGAGCCATTGCCCGCGTGCGATTCATGCAAGCCGACGCAATGCTGGCCGCAAGAGATAACGATACGACAGAGCGCTGATCTGTTGTTTTGCGGGGTCCGCCCCGCCTTTTATTCAAGGAGCAGAGCATGAACGCGATTGCACAAACCAACGGCTTCGCCTTGAAGCCAAACAGTATGCAGGAAGCCATGCAGATGGCGGAAATGCTGTCAGGCAGCGAAATGGTGCCGAAGAACTACCAGCGCAAACCACAGGACACATTGGTGGCCATGATGATGGGCAGTGAGCTGGGCCTGAACCCAATCCAGGCACTGCAGAACATCGCCGTTATCAACGGCAAGCCCGCCATCTACGGCGATGCCCTGCTGGCCCTGGTACAGAATCACCCGAAGTTTGGCGGCCATGAAGAGAGCTTTGACGAGCAGACCATGACCGCCACTTGCACCGTCTGGCGCAAGGGTGACGACAAGAAGCACACCGTCACCTTCAGTCGCCAGGATGCCGAACACGCGAAGCTGTGGGGCAAACAGGGCCCGTGGCAGCAGTACCCCAAGCGGATGCTGATGTGGCGTGCCCGCGGCTATGCCCTGCGGGACAAATTCGCCGATGCCCTGGGCGGTCTGATCACCGTGGAAGAGGCCCGGGACATTCCCGAAGAGCGTGACGTAACGCCGCGAGAGGCCGAGCAGCACCAGCCCTTACCGCATTACCCGGCAGACGACTTTGAAGCCAACTTCCCAAAGTGGGCACAGCTGATTCAGGCGGGCAAAAAATCCGGGAAACAGATCATCGACATGGTGGCCAGCAAAGCGCCACTGACCGAAGAGCAGGCCCAGCAGGTGCTGGCCGTGGAGCAAGGGGAATAACCATGCAGATTCAAAACGTCACCCAGGGCAGCCCGGAATGGAAAGCCCTGCGCACCAACCACAACACCGCGTCTGAAGCTAGCGCGATGATGGGCAAGAGCAAGTACCAGACCCGCTCTGCCCTGCTGGAGCAGAAAGCCACCGGCATGGCCGAGGAAGTCACCCCGGCGCAGCAGGCCATCTTTGACCGTGGGCATGCTGCTGAAGCTGCTGCACGGCCTATTGCTGAGGAAATCATTGGCGAAGAGCTGTTTCCGGCCACCGCGCTGGATGATGACGGCATTCTGCTGGCTAGCTTCGACGGCGTGACCATGCTCGAAGACGTGATTTGGGAGCACAAGCTGATCAACGAGCATCTTCGCGAGACTGAAAGCGAAGAAGAACTGGAAGAGCATTACAAAATCCAGATGGATCAGCAGTTGCTGGTGAGCGGTGCCGAGAAGTGCCTGTTTATGGCCAGCGATGGCACCAAAGAGAATTGCGTCTGGTTCTGGTATCGCCGAGACGAGAAGCGTCTGGCCGCCATCAAGGCAGGCTGGGATCAGTTCAATGCCGATCTGGCCGAGTACCAGCCGCGCAAGCAGGAGCAGGCCGCTACCGGTGCCACCACCGAAGACCTGCCGGCCGTATCGGTCCAGGTAAGCGGCGATCTGTCCATCGTGGACAACTTCGACCGCTTTGAGTCTGCCCTGAAGCACTTCATTGACGAGGTGCTGGTACGGGAGCCGAAAAACGACCAGGACTTTGCCGACCTGGACAACCAGGTGAAGCAGCTGAAGAAGGCGGAAGACGCGCTGGATGCCGCCGAAGCCCAGCTGCTTGCCCAGGTGGAGGCAGTGGATAGCGCCAAGCGCCGCAAGGACATGCTGCACAAGCTGGCCCGCGATAACCGCCTGATGGCTGAGAAGTTGGTTAAAAGCCAGAAGCAGGCCATCAAGCTGGAAATCGCTCAGCAAGGCAAGCAGGCCGTCGAAGACCACGGCGCCAAGGTTCAGGCCACGCTGGACGGCTACACCCTGCCCCGCGTCCCCACGGACTTTAGCGAGGCAATGAAGGGCAAGCGCACCATCGCGACCCTGCGCGATGCCGCCGACAACGAAGTGGCCCGGGCAAAGATCGCCATCAACGAATATGCCGACGCGATCCGCACCAACGCCAAGATCATTGCCGAGGCTGGTTACGAATTCCTGTTCGCCGACCGGCAGCAGCTGGCACTGAAAGACAGCGACTTTGTGAAGCTGGAAGTGCACAACCGCATCGGGCAGCACAAGCAGGAAGAAGAGCGCCGCTTGGAAGCTGAACGCCAGCGCATTGCCTCCGAAGAAAAGGCCAAGGCCGAGCGCGAAGCCCAGCAGAAGGCTGCATCCACCAATCAGCAGGAAAACGAGCAGCGAGCAGCGGCAGAGCGCGAACAGCAACTGGCTGCGGCAGCTCAACGTGCTCCTGAAGTGAAAAGCGAGCCTCGCTCCGAATACACGGTGCCGAGTGACACTGCCAATCCATCACGCCCCAGCGATTACGAAATCCTGCGCGCTATCGCCGCAGAGTTTCAGGTTGATACGCGAACAGCAGCAGCCTGGGTGCTGGAAATGAATCAGCAGGAATTGCAGCGAGTGGCGTAGGCCGCCGCATCCAATAACCAACGGAGAGAGATAAATGGAAATCAGCGCCACGAAGAAAGTACAGGTGAACGCCAAAACACTGAAGCTGCACCTGAAGGTTTGTGATCGCTTCACTGCTGAAATTGCAGACAGCGACAACGAAACCATCTGGGAGCAGGACGATGGATATGTGCCCGACTTCATGCCCGGCCAGCACTACGGTGATTACGTGATTCTGGATATTGATTTGGATTCTGGCCGAATCACCAACTGGGATGTTCCTACTCCAGGCCAGATTGAAGAACTGATCAATTTCAAGGAAGAGGACTGAATCATGGCTCGAGGAGTAAATCGTGTAACCCTCATTGGCAATTTAGGCCAAGACCCGGAAACCCGTTTCATGCCCAGCGGCGGAGCGGTCACCAATGTGACGCTGGCCACCAGCGAGGCATGGAAGGATAAGAACACCGGCCAGATGAACGAGCGCACTGAATGGCACCGGATCGTGTTCTTCAACAAGCTGGCCGAGATTGCCGGGGAGTACCTGAAGAAAGGCTCAAAGGTTTATATCGAAGGATCTTTGCGAACCCGCAAATGGCAGGGCCAGGACGGCCAAGATCGCTACACCACCGAAATCGTGGCCAACGAAATGCAGATGCTGGACGGACGTGGTGACGGCCAGGGAAACGCCGGCGGGCATCCTGCAGCCAACCAGGGTGCCCAGGCCCAGGGGAATATGAGTGCCCAATCACAGGGTCAGTCTGCTGCCCCTGATGGCGGATTTTCAGGCCCGCAAGACGATTTTGATGACGATATTCCGTTCTAAGGTGCCGCTGGCATTGCGAGAGACAACGGCCTTTGTGGCCAGGGAGACGGACAAGTGAGTGATTTGAGAGAGGCGTTTGAGGCGTGGTTCAGCAAATGGGGCATGACCCCGAAGGCTGTTATTGAGTCGTTACGGGAAGGCGAGGAATACCCGCAAGATTCCATGCGCGAAGTTAATGCAGCGTGGCATGCATGGCAAGCCGCCCTTAGCGCCAATGGTGGGGAGGTGGAGCCGGTGGCGTGGGCAGTCTTTGCCGATAAC